CCGCCAAGCCACATGATGTTACGCACGATTGCATTAAATGATCAAATTGCTTATCCGTGGTTTGCACCAGCAGGTACAAGCAGAGGTGGTATTACTAATGCTACGTCAGTTGGGTACATTACTGCCGAAGGTGAATTCCAGTCGGTAGCGTTAAATGTCGGGCAACGTGATACCTTAGCAAGCATTAAAGTTAATTCAATTACATTTATTGCAGGTTCAGGGTTAGTTAATTTTGCACAATATACTCGTGCAAGAGCAACAACGGCATTGGATCGTATCAACGTAGCACGTTTAGTTTGTTACCTTCGTAGACAGTTTGCGCAATTATCTAAACCATATTTGTTTGAACCAAACGACAAAGTTACACGTGATCAAATTAAATCAGCAGCAGAAAATTTATTACTTGAATTAGTAGGACAGCGTGCATTGTACGACTACTTAGTAGTATGTGATGAATCAAATAATACTCCTGCAAGAATTGATCGTAGTGAGCTTTACTTAGATGTTGCAGTTGAACCAGTAAAAGCAGTAGAATTTATTTACATTCCATTGCGTATTAAAAACACTGGTGAAATTAAAGCACTAGGCAACGCATAATAGGAGCATAATAAAATGTCAATTGCAACATTATCAAGATTTACAGTACCACTAGCAACTGATTCAAGTGCTAGTGCGCAAGGCTTATTAATGCCTAAACTGAAATATCGATTCAGAGTAACATTTAATAGTTTTGGTGTTTCTGCTGCAACTACTGAGCTTACTAAGCAAATAGCTGAAGCAGGACGTCCCGAAATATCCTTTGAAAAGAAAACAATCGATGTTTATAACAGTAAAATTCAATATGCTGGCAAATGGACCTGGAGCGCAATCAGTATTAAAATACGTGACGACGTTACTGGTGCAGTTAGCAAAATTGTTGGCGAACAAAACCAAAAGCAAATGGACTTTTTTGAACAAAGTTCTGCTGCTGCTGCAGGTGACTACAAGTTTACAATGGTAGTTGAAATGTTAGACGGCGGCAACGGCGCTAACAAACCGGTGGTGTTAGAAACTTGGGAATGTTATGGTTGTTTCATTGAAAAAACAACTTATGACACTCTTGCATATAACTCAGCTGACCCTGTTCAGATTACATTGTCAATTCAACCTGATAATTGTGTTCAAACTGGCGCAACTGCAGGATTTGGTGTTCCTGGATCACCAAGAACCGCTGGTACAAGCATGACAGTGGGCAGTAAAAAAGCTTAACTGAAATTGCTATTAAGAAAGCTCGCTATATGCGGGCTTTTTTATTGACTAGACATAATATGCGCAGTTAACTTATTGCATAAATAATTGTATGTCATTTACACCTACGAACCAATTATATTCAGATCCAAATATATTTTTGCGTAACCAGCAGCACGCCTCGCGATTATTTGTCGACGATCAATTTAGATTACTACCAAAAAATAAATTCTTATTTCATGTTGCTTTTAATATCAATCCAAAAGCAGTATATAATACAGAACTGTTAGCTCGTCATAAAAACGAAATTAATATGCTAGTTAAATCTATCGATTTACCTAAGTTTACAGTTCATAATGTAACGCTTCATCAGTATAATAGAAAAAAAGTCGTTCAGTATCAGCACAAATTTGAACCGCTAACGGTAAAATTTAACGATGACAACATGGGCGTAATGAACCTGTTATGGCAAAATTATTATCGATATTACTACTACGATCAAGGTGCCGCAGAAAAAGGTACTGCATTTAAACGAAACGCAATACAATCGTCATCGGCAATTAGAAGTAACTACGGTTATACTGCGCCACTTGAGCCATTTTTTAATTACATCACAATTTACCAAATGGCAAGACATGACTTTGTAAGTTATCGATTAATAAATCCAGTGTTCAGCGAATGGAACCATAATAGTTTAGATTATGCAGTGTCTGACCCATGCGAGTTTGATGCAAAAATTGCCTACGAATCTGTATATTATGATAGGGGTACAGTAAGCTCTGACACTGTTGACGGATTTGGATTAGAACATTATGATTTAACACCGTCACCGTTGAGTGGTACGCCTAACACTACAGCAACTCCGATTATTACCGGTACTGATTCTACAAATCCATCGGCAGCTACACAAGTAAACAACTATCAAAATATGGCTACAAAATCAAACTTATCAACATTAACATCTAACACGCAGCAAACAACCAGCGGCTTAAATGGTATTACGTTTCCTGGGAGTACTACTAACACTAGTACAGTTGCATCGTTAGTTAATTTAGGAGTATAACATATGGCAGGAAATTTACCTCGTGCTTTAACATCGATAGATAGTTCAACTGAAGTAAGACAGTTTTTTGATAAATTTTACACTAACAAAGTAAGTTTTCCGGCTGCTGAAATCGATGCAACAGTTGGTTTCTTTTTAAAACGAGAATTTGATCTTGAAAGCGCCCGAGCTACTGCAATAGTGTTGCTTAATCAAGCAAAGTTAGATAATGTAAATGTTTTTGAATTACTAGATACATTGAAAACATTGCCCGATGTCCAGTTAAGTCAACTAGTTGCACAAGTTTTAAATTCTTACCGAGAAAAAACAAGTTTTCTTGGCTATCGAGTTGCCGCCATTAGCGACGACTATGAAACACGGAATATACTAGTATAATGGCAAAATTTGCACGCGGCAAGTTTGCAATGAAAAACCCAGGAAAATATGTTGGTACCAAGGTTCCGACATATAGAAGTTCTTGGGAATTTAGTTTTATGCAAATGTGCGATACTAACCCTGCAATACAAAAATGGGCAAGCGAAGCAATTCAAATTCCATATCGTGATCCGTTAACAGGTAAAAACAGTGTTTACATTCCGGACTTTTTTATTCAATACCTTGATGCAAATAATAAACTAAATGTTGAACTAATCGAAATAAAACCTGCAAGCCAGCAACTAATAGAACGTGTTGGTAAGAACAAATATAATCAAGCACAGTTTGTTAAAAATCAAGCAAAGTGGGCAGCAGCGACTATTTGGTGCAAACAACAGCATATAAAATTTAGAATTCTAAACGAAAATGATATGTTCCATAACGGGCGAAGATAAGTACGTGTATGACAAAAAAATTAGAAGAATTATTAAACTTACCAGCAAGTAAAGAAATTGTCCAGGAAACAGAAAAGAAAAAACCTGTTAAAACTGATCCAGGACCGTTATTTAGAGATATGTCAGAGTTTGATAAAATATCAGCAGCGTTACCTCAGGTAAAAGGCCTAGGCGATATTAGCGATTCTGAATTCGATGCGCTTGCACAGCGTGCGACTGATGCATACGACGACCTAATGGATTTAGGAATGAACGTAGAAGCAAGATATAGTGGGCGAGTGTTTGAAGTAGCAGCTAGTATGCTTAAGAATGCAATCGATGCAAAGTCTGCAAAAATTGACAAAAAATTAAAAATGATTGAGCTGCAACTTAAAAAACAAAAGTTAGATAGTGATGTTCATTCTGATGATCCTGGAATTAAAATTGCAGGAGAGGGTGTAATCATAACAGATCGCAATAGCTTGATTGAAAAATTAAAGAACATGAAATAAATACATTATTGGGATTGAATTATGAAATCATTTAAAGAATACTTAACCGAAAGTAAACAAGTTTACGAATTTAAAATTAAACTTGCAGGCGACCACGAGGACGCCGCTGAAAAAATTAAAGCAGCATTGGCAAAGTTTAATGTAGAATCTCTTTCTGCAGCAAAACGTACACCGATTCAAGAAACACAAGCAGATTTTCCAAACCATCAAAATATTAACGTTACTATATTCGATGCAACATTAGGTTATCCTGCTACTAACTTAGAAATTGAAAGTTTGGTTGCAGAAGCATTGTCGTTAACTCCGTGTTGCGTGCGTATACGCAATTCTAAAGATGAAGAAGAATATGAAATTAATCACGAACACGACGAAGTGACATTAGAACCAAAGTTGATCAGAGATTACGATAAAGAAAATAATCAAGATGTGGTCGGTGAAAAACACGTAATGAGTTTACTAAAAGATTTAAGTAAAACTAAAACTCAAGGTCTGCCGTACAAAGGTATTAACGAAAAAATTTTAGCAAAGAAAGCACCAAGTGAAAAAGTTGCTTCGGCTAAAGTCGATAAAAAAATAGGAACGACTAGTGTTATTGGTTCAAAAACTATTGAAAAACCTACAGCACGTTAAGGAAGATAATTATGAACTTTAAAGAACTAGCATTAAAATTACAAAGAATTAACGAAGGATCGATTCCGGAGTGCGGTGAAGATATGTCAAGTATGTTACCAGGTATCATGCACAAAGACGAACCGCAAAAACAAGCTGATAATGTTAACATGACTATTAACATTTCTGGACAAGGTGCCGGTGGTCTTCGTGATTTAATGGACATCCTAAGAGATATCGAAGATGGCGGATCAGATGCAGATGATCAAATGATGGTCGGTGGTAGTATTGACCAACTATTTGGCAAATCAGAAGAAGAACCTGAACACGAATTAATCGGCGACGGGTTCGAAAATGCACCGATAGGTGCAGATGGTCCGCACACTTTTCCGCAAGATACATTAATGAAAATTGGTTCAAATGACGGTCGTGGCGACAACGAAGCACCAAAAGTTAACGGTGGTGGTCAGCCACACAATATAAGCGAAAACTTAATTAAAGAATTGCATGCTCATTATGCCGATGTTAAAAATCGAGCATTAACAAAATAGCAACCAAATAGCTCCGTAAGGGGCTATTTTTTTGGGTAAATATAGTTATGGCAAAATCACTAGACGGAGTCTTAACTAAGAAGGCTCACAAAACAGAACAATTTACAGAGCATCATGTTGCAGAAATGCTAGCGTGTGCTGATCCAGATAATGGTTACTTACACTTTTCAAGAAATTATTATCACATCCAGCATCCTGTTAAAGGTAAACTATTATTTAAACCCTTTGATTTTCAAATTAACTTATTAAGCAGTTATCATAATCATCGATTTAATATTAACATGCTACCGCGGCAGTGCGGCAAGACTACATGCGCAAGTGCTTACATACTATGGTTTGCAATGTTTCATCCTGATCAAACTATCCTAGTTGCAGCGCATAAATTTACTGGTGCGCAAGAGATTATGCAGCGTATACGATACGGTTATGAATTATGTCCGGACTTTTTACGTGCAGGTGTGGTGAGTTACAATAAAGGATCAATGGAATTTGACAACGGGTCTCGTATTGTAAGTCAAACTACTACAGGCACGACTGGTAGGGGTATGGCTATTTCATTATTATACTGCGACGAGTTTGCATTCGTTCAACCAAACATTGCTGAAGAATTTTGGACATCTATTTCTCCTACACTGGCAACAGGTGGACGTGCTATTATTACTAGCACACCAAACAGCGACGAAGATCAGTTTGCACTTATTTGGAAAGAATCAAAAGACTTGTTTGACGAATTTGGCAACGAAAACCCTAACGGTGTAGGCCGTAACGGCTTCTTTGGCTTTAAAGCCGACTGGTGGGAACATCCAGATCGTGACGAGCAATGGAAAAAAGAAGAGCTCGGTCGTATAGGCGAAGAACGTTTTAGACGTGAATACAACTGCGAATTCTTAGTCTATGACGAAACATTAATCAACAGTATTAAACTTTCAGAACTCATAGGACGCGAACCGTTGATAAAAATGGGTCAAGTCCGCTGGTATAAAAAACCAATTCCTGGGAACGTATATATGGTTGCACTCGATCCTAGTCTAGGAACAGGTGGCGACTATGCAGGTATACAAGTATTCGAACTTCCTAGCTTTACACAAGTTGCAGAATGGCAGCATAATATTACACCGATCCAAGGGCAAATTAAACTATTTAGAGATGTGCTGCG